CTGATTTAACTAGGCAATATTTAATTAATCTTATTAAAGATAAAAGCTCGCATCCATTAGCTTCTTACATTTATCTAGCTTCCGAAGAACAGACTAAATTAAGACTATTAAACAAAGAAGTAGGATATATGTTATGCCAAACTTCGACTCTAGGATGGTCGCCATATTCAGAAGCCTGTAATAAGTGTAAGTATATGGATAAATGTAAAAAAGAGACGCAGCATAAATACCAAGAATTATATAGAATCCGCATTGAACAATATGATAAAGAAGATAAATAACGTCCTGACAGAGGATTTTTTGATAGATATGTATTTTACTTGTTTAAACAACAAGTATATTCTAGCTAATATTTCAGGATGCATGACAGAAGAACATTTACCTGATAGAGATTTTATGCTGTTACATAGGCAATTAGTGACTTATTATAAAAAATATCACGAAGTTCCTTCCAGCAGTATATTAAAACAATCTTTATCTAGTTCTACTAGCGCCATGAAACTATTGCAACGAATTTATGGGTCGGGATCTATTTTAGATACTAAGCAAATGCTGGAACAAATAGAAATCTATATTAAAAGTGTTCGGTATCAAAAGAGCTACAATAAAGCTGGAGAATTATTTAATAGTAGAGGGTATGGGGCAGCGTTTAAGCATTTACAAGAATATGTTGAATGGGCTAGCAAATTTAGCCTTCAAGAATCTGAATTTGTAGATGTTGTAAATACGTTTGGTAGTCGCTATGAAGCAAATAAGAACGCTTATAATGAGAAGGACAATAGAGAGAAACCTGTAGGACGTTTTTATATAGACGAGCTAGATGCTAAAAACGAGGGGAGAGACTTACGTGGACAGCTTACGTGCTTTTTAGCGTCTACAGGTGTGGGAAAATCTCATGCTGCTAGGTGGATTGGTAAAAATGCTTGCCAAATTGACGGGCTTAATGTTTTGCATTTTCAACTAGAAGGTTCTAAAGAAGAAGTCGTAAATGCTTATTCAGCTTCTCTAGTAGCTTGTAACACTTATTTATATGAGATAGGAAAATTACAAGATGACGATTTAGAAAAATATAAAAAACAATTAAATGAAGTCGCTGGAAAGTTGTTTGTTAAATCATATCCTAAATTTAACGCTAATGTATCCACTATAGATATTAAGAATGGCATCCAAGATTTTAAAAAGACATACGGTATTTCTCCTGATGTAATAATTATAGATTCTATGGATTTATTGATAGATGCATCAGGCAGAAAATATAGTGAAAATGGAGAACGGCATAAGCGTATAGCTGTAGCAAATGATTTAAAAGACTTAGCAGCAGACGAAAATGTTTGGGTTGTGACAACTTATCAATCAACTATAGAAAGTAGAGATTGGATTAATGATGAAAATAATGTTTTAAATGAATACAACTCAGCAGAAGCTAAAGGCTTAGCACGTCCATTAACTCATTTAATAACATTAAATCAATCTGACAACGAAAGCAGAGAAAATATGATGCGATTATTTGTTGCAAAAAGTAGATTCTTTAAAAAAGGGGAGCCTTTCGTAATAGCGACAGATTATCAGCATGAAATATTCTATGACAAAGCGCGAACTATGAATATCAATATTAATAAGACAGGACGATAAGACAAAACAATATGACAATAGATAGAGAAGAAAAAGAAATATTAATTAAAGAGCTCATGGGAGAGCTCCATGCTAAATTAGATGGGGGGCGCAAAAATATTATTGTTCCTCGTTGCCCTTATTGCGGACATGAAGGAGGTAAGTTCGGAATTTATATAGGGAAAGAAATAGGAAGAAAAAAATTATTTATGAGCCATTGCTTTTCATGTGGGCATACAACAAAAAATATAAATCAATTACTCGAAGATATTGGGCGCCCAGATTTGAAAATTATTGATAAAGTAAGTTTTGCACCCTTACAAGTGCCACAATTTTTTGCGATTACCGATGAAAATGAAATAGATGACGAATTATATGTCGTTCAAATGCCTGAACATTGGAAAAGATGCCATCAAAATGACTATTTACAAAAAAGAGGTTTTATTGAAGAGGATTATTGCTATTTCCCTGTAGGAACAACAAGAGGACTGAATTTTAAGTTCAATAACTACGTTGTTTTTCCAATTATAGATAATCAAGACATAGTTGGATATGTGGGTCGTCATATTTGGGATAAGGAAGAAATAGATAATTACAACCTTACAGCTAAGCGTAATAACAAATATCAAATAAGACGATATAATAATAGCATGGATAACGATTTTATTAAGCTTCTTTATAATTATGATTCTATCATAGATGGCGAGACCGATACTGTGATTTTAGTGGAAGGAGTATTTGATGTTATCGCATTAACAAGAAAACTAAATTTATACGATAATCGTCAGATTGCTGTTGTAGCTACTTTTGGTAAAAAGATTTCTGATACACAGATCTATAAATTACAAAGTAAAGGCGTACGAACAATAGTAATCGGATATGACGGAGATGCTGTTGCCGCAATTAATAGAACCGCTACTCAATTAAATGAATATTTCGATGTTCTTGTGGCTTATATAGAGAACCCTGTAGATGACTTTGATAGTATGGATTTTTGGGAAATTTTTGATGTGTTTTCTGATAATCTTAGAACACCCAATGAATATAAACTTAATGTAGTTCAATTATAATGGAAGAATTTCAAAAATGGTTAAAAGCCAACAAAATATCATATAAAACAATAGACCAAGAAGTTGTTTTTATTCCAGATTTTGGAAAAATATATTATGAAGATACAGAAAAATTAAAATCTATTTTTCGTTTAGACAATGATAAAAATATGATTTTTAATAGTATGGAAGAGCCTAGCGTTCTTATGAATGAGGGTATCTTTTATATTGCGTTTAAATTTGGAGATAATTATTACTATTACGATTTAAGAAAAGATTTTAAATTAAACATAGTTAAATATATCGGGAAAAGAACGAGCCCTGTTCGCCAAGAATCTTTTGTAAACCTGGGAGTACATACACCATTTGAACTATTAAATGGAAGTTTTTCTATCGAGCAATGGGTAAATAAAGCAGTTTATTGTGGTCACAAAGCTTTAGGGGTATGTGATTTAAATACAATGGCTAGCTTGTTTAGCTTACAAAAAGCTTGTAAAGCAAATGATTTAAAACCTGTCTTTGGGTATTCACTTGTATTTATAGACGGAGAGAATAAAGTTGGCGCTAAAGTTTATGTGCAGAGCCAAAAAGGGCTACGTAACTTGCTTAGAATACAAAAATCTATAATGGTTGATAATGTGGATAGTAAATTAATTTCCTATTCAGAATTATTAAATAGAGGGGAGGGGAATGTCCTAGTTTTAGATAAATATTCATCTTTTTGGATGAATGAACATACTGAGATGGTTGAGGATTTAACTAATGCTTTTGATCATATATATTATCAAGTAGATTTGTCAGAATATAAAGCAGAACGAATAGATATAAAAGTATTAGAAGCTACTAAATATTATTTTGATTTTTTATATAAAAAGCAAGATATATTTCCAGAACCTATATTAATCAGTGATTGTTATTATTTAGATCAAAACGATGCTAAAAATAAAATAATACTGAATAAAATTGCCGAAGGAGCAGCCCATGAGCAGAGTGCAGACCAATATTTTAAAGATATTGATGAGCATTATGAATATTTTGCTAAGCTGTTTAATCCTGGGAAATGGAATATAGAACAAATCTTTAAGCAATGCTGTGATAATACTATCGTTATAGCGAATGGAGCAAATGCATATTTTGAAAATACTAGAAACTTTATGCCTAAATATGACATGAAACCCGAAGAAAAAGCAAAATATGGTTCAGTACATGAAATGTTTAATCAGTTATTAGAAGATGGTTTTAAAAGGCTAGTCCCTAAAGGCAAAGAAGAACAGTATCGCCAGCAACTTATATACGAGAAGTATATTATCGAATCAACTAATAATGTAGATTATTTATTAGTACAATATGATACGTGTAATTGGAGCCGAGAAAATGGTATTCTAGTAGGTTGCGGTCGTGGCTCGGCTGCGGGGTCACTATTATTATATTTATTAGGTATAACTTTAATAGATCCTATAAAATATAATCTAATTTTTGAAAGGTTTTTATTGCCTGAAAGAGCTGGATTATATCCTTCTAAAACTACTATAATAGGAGAAGATATAGATTCTACTTGTTACGCTTCTGTAATCTTAGAAAATAAT